CATTTATACCAACCATTAACTAATGTTTGTGTTGCTGATAAAAATGGAGATGCAAAAACTGGAGAACTTACACCAGTTAAATCAAAACAAGCAGAATTACCAGGATTCACTCCTAACTGCAAACCAGTATAACCATTTGCTTTTGCATAAACTGTTACTGTATATGTAGCCCCTATAATGTTAGTAAAATTTTGGTAAATTGCGTGAGGATAAATGTTTGTGGTTGTTGGCACCAATAATGATGCAGTATTTCCATTAAAAACATCAGTTTGAGACCCTGTATTTGTTAAATTACTTAAAACCCAAGATGCAGAAGTTAGATTACTACTTTGTAAAAATAAATTCTCACCAGTACCCTTTAAAGTTTCAGTCTGTCCTGTAATAGTAGTAAACGCACCTGTAGATGGTGTAGTTCCTCCTATTACTGTGTTGTCTATACTTCCACCAGTAGAAACCAAAGCAGTTGTGGTTAAAGTTCCTGTGTTTGGCACAAAACTTAATTTTATAGAACTTGTATTTAAAGCATAGTTTGTTGATCCAGTTGTGCCTGGTGACAAAGTTGGATAAAAAGTGCTTGAACTAGATGTGCTATCTGTTACTTGAACATTTAATGCAACAGTTGCACTTGTAGCTGTTGTTGCAGAACTAGCATTTCCAGTTAATGCTCCTACAAAACTGGTAGAAGTTACACTTGATAAACCAGCCAATGTTGTGGAACTAGAACCTAATGAAATAGCTGTTGTGCCAACAGTAATGCTTGAATTTACAAGTGCCCCATTAGGAATACTGGTTAAACTAGCACCAGAACCCACAAAAGATGTAGCTGTCAATGCCCCAGTATTAGGATTGAATTGATACTTTGTGGAACTTGTATATTCTGTTAATAAATTTCCTGATGTTATTGAGGAAAATAAAGGGTATCTTGTAGCATTTGTAGATGTGTCATCAGTAACAGTTGATCCAGCAAATGTGGGAGTGACCCAAGTAGGTGCTCCACTAGTATTAGCACTTAAATATTGCCCTGTTGTACCATTTGCAATAAAAGAAGTTGTATTGTTGGTTGATTGATATACAAGTGCATTTGTATAACTTCCAACTAAATTTGTAGCTAAATCAGCGATACCTTTAAGATTACCTTGTAATGCAGTTGTAGTTAATAATCCTGTGCTTGGATTGTAAGTTAATCCAGTAAATACATCTAAACTAGTAACTTGTCCACTACTAACAGGGCTAAAAACAGGATAAAAAGTAGCATTGGTTGTTACATTGTTTATACCAATTGATTCAGTTGCAGAAACAACAAAAGGATGCCCCTGCCCTATGAAAGTATTAAAACTACCATCCAAATTAAAATATGCCTGAACTGGCAGAATATTTTGGTCAGATGTTAGGGCAGGAGCACTCATAATTAATATGCAATGCAAGTCATAACAATTACATCACCAGCAGACATATTTGTTGCAAGTCCAGTGGTAATTCCATAACCAGTCATTGTGACTGATGTAGTAGTACTAGCTGTTTGTTGCAAAAATATTCCTGAACCATTGGTAACATCGTTAGCCAAACACATCCAACCATTTGTCGCTGGTGGCAATGTAATTGTCCCGTTTGCCGCACCCCCAGAACCAACAGTTACAGCAAAACAATTAGGTGTAGCGCCTTTGATTGTTGGCGCAGTACCAAAACCGCTTGCAATAACGGGTTGTGAAGCAAACGTGTTCAAAAGTACCGTGTTAGGGGTATTTGTATTTGCTACTTGATTGGTCATGATTGGTCTGCCATTGGGGTAATGTAGAGCGTTGTTGTGCTTGTGTTCGTAATAGCGCTTACAGAAAACCCGTTGGGGGGTACTGCAATTACCATTGGTGAAGTCATAGCAACGCCTAAAATTACCGTGTTAGTTGGGCTTCCAGCTGTTGGAAGTACTGCGGCTGGAGCAGTCAACGAATTTAAAGCATTTGCTTCTGCTATTGTCAAAGCAATAGGATTAGCAGACGTATTTAAAAAACCGCAATAATTGATCTGATCGTTACCCGCTGGGGTTACGGTCAAAGCAGTTGATGCGGTTGTTGAAACAGCAACAGCATAAGATAAACCGACTGGTCTAAATACGCTTGTGTTTGCCATAATTAAGCTCCATTAGTAGCTTGTGGATAACCTTCAACACGAACAACTTGAAATTGATAAACCCCTGCGGCTGGTTGAATAGCAGTTGCCGCACCTGAAATATTTTGAAATTGAACAGTCAAAACACCAGCTGTAGCAACATCAACATTTGTTATTGCAATGTTGGAAGTTTGATTACCTTGATATTGTTGAAAAGACACAATATCAGTTGTTTGCAAACCAGCAATAGGGAAAGTTTGAAGTGAACTAACAGACGATGTTGTTAATGAAGCTGGGGTGATGTTTGGGGCAATGTAAAAAGTCTCGTGAGCATTACCACGGGCAACGGTTGTAGATGACATGATTTTTCCTTTGAAAAACGATTAAATTGTACTGTTAAATGTAAAAAAAGCCACCCTTTTTGGGGGTGACTTCTCCTATGGAATCAGCCCCGATTAGCTGAAATCGTAACCATACACATATACATCGCCTGTACCAGTTGCGCCTGACGCAGTTGTTACATCAACATATAAAGTTTGGTTTTGATAAGACAAGCTGGTTGAGCTTGAATCAACATAAGCAGTTCCCAACACGGATGTTGAAAGAGCCGCAATTTGACTTGTGGTTAAAGCTCCAAACAAACTGGATGGTGACCCAGCGTTTGTAGTTGTAATACCTAAAGCAGTACTTGTTGACAAAGATACAACTGAACCAGCGTTATTCACGTTGGTAACAATCATTTCCTTTGGCAAATAAGCAGTTGAGTTAACAACTGGTACTGGCGTAAAAGCTACAGCATTAAGGTTAACGCCTTTGGCTACACCGATAAGACGCAACGCTTGATTTGTTGTGACATTACTTGGGTGAGCCGATACTGTGGTTGCTGGTCCTGGATTACTCATTTTGTATTTCCTTTAGGTTGATTAAGCGGCAATACGGCAAGACAACTCAGGGTAGAGTGGCGCCCATCCGTACAGCACATCAAGACGTGTTGGGATTGAATCGTTGTTAATTGTGTACTGACGTACTACACGCATTGACAAACCGACTTCTTTATCACTAGCACGACCAGCGAAATGTACACCTTCAGGCAACTCAAGGTCAGCTACTGCAAGTGTGAACGCATTGCGGTGCATCATGATATTTTGTGGTGACAAAGTACCTGTGTTGTTGAATGGAGTAACTGCCGCAGTTGTGGAAGTTGAACCAATGATGATACTGTTTTGGAATTGACCGCCAGTAATAATCGCTGGAGAAACCTGAACAGAAGCACCGCCAGTACCAACAGAAGTTGTACTCATAACAACAAAGTTACGTAGTTTGCCTGAACCGTATGCTTGACGGTTTTGTGGGTTGGTCGCATATACACCAGCAATCTGAATCACGTCACCAGCATTCAATGTAGCTGTGCTAGACGCTGTGTTGATTGTGATTGTGGAGAATTGTGACCAGCCACTTGTCAATGAACCAGTAAAGGTTGTTGTGTTGGTTTGAAGTGAAACGCCTGAGTAAGAACCGAAAGTTTGTGACACAACGTTTTGGTCTAATTTCCAATTAACCCCTGCGCTGTCCCTGCCCATTAGCCCCTTCCTGTATTGCTCACCAATCGCTTCTTGTGGCACGAACAAACCTTTTAAGCTGTCAACGATTGTTGCGCTTGTAAAGGGTTCGATGATACAAGAACGTCTGCCATCACGTGGTGCGCCTTCAGCATCGAGATAAGCACCCGCTGTCAGGAATGTAATCAATCCTGTTGGGGGCGTACCAGCAACACCTACGATGTTAGCCGTGTTGTACAACGCAGTATTCAAACCGTCTCTGTCAATCTTGTTAGCAATAGCGGCAACAGCTGGTTTCAACACACGGTCACTGAACATATCTAAAGATAATGCAAGGTCTTGTGTAGTAAATTGCGTGTCTACGTGGAATTGCGTGGAGAGTGTGACAGGTACGCTTGTTTCGTTAAAGTCTTCTACATTAAGCGCTGGACCAGTAGTACCAATGAAACGACCAGGTCTGCGGACGTTCACAGTATTACCAATCTTCGCTCCGACAACCGCAAATTGGTCATCGTAATTTCTGTCGACCTCTGACGTAAAGGTCAACTCATTTTCTAGCACCATGAGTGCTTCATTGGTGATTTTCGATATAGTCAATAAATTATTTGACATGATTGTTTCCTATGAAAAATTGTTTGTTACCGTTACTTGATCTTACCAGCTCTGCGTGATTCTTTCCATTGCTGATATGTACCGTGGAATTGACCATTTGAATCAACTCTTACATCAGCTACGGTTGAACTCGCTTTCAGCGGTTTAATCGGTGCGGGTGCGTTCGATTTCGTTGCAACAGGCTTTGTGGGTTCGTCCTTACGTTCAAACCGTGCTTCCAATTTTCCAATTTCTCTTAATGCGGCTGTTACGGACTTCTTGGACAATGCTTCAGCAACTTCGGGATTTTCAGCAAGGTGATATAGGATTCTTGGTCCAACATCACTCTCAATGATTGCATCCCTTACTTGGTCACTTACCGTCAATTCTGAGGATGAAATTACATCTTCATAATCAGGTATCTCAGCTTTAGCTTCTGCTTGTCGCTTTTGCCATGCTTCAATTACTGTTGCACGTTCAGCGGCAATCTTTGCCTCTGCTTCAGACCGTTTCATTTGCTTCACAGCATTTTCAGCAGACCATTCACTAAGCGCTTTTGCGTATTCAAATGCATCGGCAAATTGTGATGGTTGAGGCTCTGCGTCTGTGTCAAAAGTCTGTGTGGGACTATTGGCTTTTTTCAGTTCCTCAATCTGCTTCTCAAGATCACTAGCCCTTTGACGCTCACGTTCAGCTTCCTGACGTGCCATATCTCTGGCTTTAGTTACCTCATCGAACCGCATTTTGACTTTGGGGTTGGGCTTTCCATCCTCTGTCGTTTTAGGCTCATCATCTGCCTTTGGTTCACTCGCCTGATTTGTGTCTACTGGCTCTGTTGGAGTATTCTCGACAACAGCCTCAGTAGGCGCTTCAGTTGCTAAACCAAGTTTATTGGCATAAAACTCACCTGAATTTTCGCTGGTGATTACATTACTTGCTTCTCTATCAGCCATGATTTCTCAAGCTCCGATTTTGTGCTGGTGTGCCTCACCAGTAAGGTTTAGGGCAATATAACCCGAAATTACTCAAGCGTCAAGCGTTTTGAGGTTGATTTGCCTCAACATCTCTGTTTGCTTTTTCTTCATTTTTTGCTTGTTGTTCGTTTTCCATTTTGAGTTTTTGCTCCAAACGCCTTGTATCCATGTGATGTAACAACAAATCTGTGAATGCTTCAATCTCAATTTTGTTCTGAGCTGTGGTTGCACGGGTGTTTTGATCGTCAACTTTGACTTGCGCCATTGTTTGTACTTCATGCGCTTTGTTAGTTTGACGCATCAATTCTCTACTGGTTTCAGCCTGTTCTTGCATTTGCTTGACGCTTAAACCGTATTTCAGGTTCATTTGCATAGCTTGAAGTTGTTGTTGTAGCTGTTGAATTGTCTGCTGACTTTGCGCCAGTTGCATTTGTACTTGAGGCGGCACGTTAGACTTGTCGTCAATCTGAGCCAATGGATTTGCGGCGGCAAGACGGTCTGCGATGATGTCAGACCCAGGAAAATCCATGTTGCGGAACAACAAATCACCAGCAGTTTGAAGCAATGCGGGGTCAGCCGTAAAAAGACCCATCATCATTTCCGCACCTTCCTGGCGTTTAGAGTTGAACCCTGGACCAGTATCCATCACAACGTCATATTCACCCACGGTGACATCGTTTAGCACTTTATCGATGCCATTTTCGTCCTGACCTTTTTGATTTACCGTTACCAAATCAGGTTTACCGTCTTCACCGATAATACGTACAACACGCTCTTTGTCGTAGATTTTGGGTATCAAATCCAATATTACCTTACCCGTCCAGCGCAATGACCTTGTAAAATTGTCGTAATAATGGAAATTTGTCATGTCGATCTGCTGTTGCTGACCTTGTAACGCTTTTCCTGAAATGTTGCCTGTTGGTAGTTGATTTGGGTCAAATACGCCCAAAACATTCTTCAGATCATTGTTAATGACCTCCATCGCACCCATTACGCCCGTTGGTGGTGGCTCTGGTTGCTGACGAATTGGAGGGGGCGCAGGCATCCCGTCAATGTCTTTTTGCTTGTAACGCAATATTGGATACGCCTTGATATTGGCGTTTGCCCATTCTTCTGTGTGCCCTTCGTCTTGTCCTTCAGCAAGTAACCATTTTGCTTTAGGTGCGAGTGCTACTGATTCTGTTAGCGCAGTAGTCCAAAAGTTGTACATGCGCTGGGGGTCTTTAGCCATTCTGACTAGCCCGTACTTTTTGCGCTTGTTCTCAACTATCAGCTGTTGACCACACACAGGAATGATTGGGATGTATTTACCAGCCCAAACGCCTTCCTCAAGTATTTGCATACCCGTTAGCTTGCACCAATGAATTGTTTTGCGTAATGTTTCTCTTGAATCGACAACATAAGGCTTTAATTCTTTAGGTAATTTGTCTTCATAAAACTTTTGTCCATCAGCTAACAGTAGCAATTTGACTTGTTCCCGTTTTGTGTAGAAATATTCAGCAATCCGAATATCTTCACGCATCACCCAATCAGGATTTGAATCACCCGTGCCCCTAGTGTTGAATCCAGCACCGTCTGTTGCCGCACCAGGATACATAGATCTAAATACGTCTTTTGAGATTACCTCTGTAATCATGCACTTTTCAGCGTCAGAGCCATCGGGCATTACGCTGTTTGGGTCAAAGTAAACGGTGAAAGGGTTTGTAATCTGCTTAATGTAGATGTCTTGGTCAAACGAATCTTCGCTGATGTAATCGGTAACAATCCTCCAATAACCCCAGCCCATACGCACTTGAAAGTCATTTGCATTGTCATAAGCCTGGTCAGCATCCGATTGAACCTCAATATGCCTGAATATTCCCGAAATAATGTCTGCGACCTTTTTATCTGAATCGTTGTTCATCCCGTGGCATTTCATACGGGGTTTTTGTTGACGAATCTGATTAGTGATTTGCCTTACGTTGGGGTCAATCTTGTTGATTGTCAGGCAAGGTCTTGCTTCTAATGTACGACTGTTCTGTATCTCGACAGGCCATTGGTCTCCAGCGGCAAATTTAAGGTCTTCAAGCGCCTCTTGACGGTTGTTGGAATCAGCGTCTGAAGCAAGTCTTAAGTACTCTTGTGCTTCTGTTATACGCTCATCAAATTCTTCAGCTGTGTATGTACTTGCCATAATCATCCCATCCAACTTGTAGGTATTTGCATCGTTGCTTTTTGTCTAATAGGTTTTTTAGGTTCGTTTATCATCAGCCCAATATACCTAAAGGCATCAGCACCATGACTGTATTGATCGTGTAGAGGCGTTTTGCTAAACATTCCCGTCTCAGGGTCTACCTCATAGCGATAATGTCTGAGGCATTGTAACCCTTGATGCGTATTTTCTCTATCAAAATAACAATTTGGGAATATCGTACGTGCGGCATTGATTGAATCTACAACAGGCACTCTTGGCACTATACGGGTTTTGTAGCCTGAAGCTCGGACAATTTCTTCAATACTGCGACCATTTCCAGCCAACGTTTTGTTCTCAGCGTCATGAGGCAACCAAAGTGTGTCATATACATACCCAAATGTTTGTAATTGAGACAAATACCAACTAATGGTTTGTTGGCTGTTTTCTATGTACCGAATTATCCTTGTTTCCATTCCAATGAACTGAAGTAGCCATATAGCTGTTGCGTCGCTCCAACCCAAATCGAATATCGCATGGACGGGTTTGGTTGCATCGTAAGGTACACGGGTGATTCGTCCGTCCAATTCTGCCATTTGTAGCTCTTTAGCAAATATAGCCCCGTCAACTGTTTGGCGACAAACACCTTCCCAAACCGTGTTGTATGCCTCAAGGTCACGTGCTTTAAGTGCGTCCTTTTCAAGTTTTAGCACCTCTGGAAACCAAGGGTTGTCGCTCCAATTGATTTTTTGTACAACAGCTCCAGCTGGAGGAGCAATCACCCAGCGCTGATACGTTTCATCTGTCTCCAGCTCAGGGTTGAACGTTATCCATATTTCGCTGTTTTCTTTACGAATTGTCGGTATGAGTACGTTGTAGCTAAACTTTGAAACGCTTTGTGCCTCCTCCACCCAGCAAATGTCAATACCTTCATATGATTTTACGTTTGCAACGTTGTTTTTGAGACCTACAAATGCAAATTCCGTGCCATTCAGCCCTCTGATGCTGTTTTGGGTAATCTCATAGAACGATTCCATGTTCATAGCTATGATTTGATCGCTCAACAGCTTATGTACAGAATCTCGAATAGATGTTTGATATTCACGGGCGCAAAGTATTCTCAGCTGTTTCTTGTATCCTTTGATGAGAAGTGCCCTTGCTACGTTCCAAGACTTAGATGCGCCCCTACCACCCCAAAGTACCCTGTAACGTGCTTGAGGCGGATTAAATAAGCATTCCAGCTTTAACGGAAATTCAATTTTGGCAAGTGATCTGCCAATAGCGTCTTTGTCGTATTCGACTACTTCACTCATCTTTTGGCTTTACAAAGGTAATCTGAATGTCGAACGGTTCGCCATCAGCGCCTGTTACTTCGTTCTTGACTGTCTCAGACCAGCGCATTTGGGCTTTTGTCCACCAAATCATTGCTGTTGTATCCCCGCCCATTGCTTTGTTGTAAAGAGACCTGGCGATAGCGGCACTCGACTTAGCCTTGCCAATATCCAACTGTTGTCGGTAATGTTTGCGTAAGGTTTTATCGTCTATGCCAATAAGCGCCCCGATTTGTTCGTGAGGCAAACCAAGCCCAGCCGATATTTCGACTTGCTTTCTATCGTTGTCAGTAGGTACGTGAAGTGCGGGCATTTTTATTAAGGGGAAATAGTTACTTTTCGTCCCAGTAGTTGTTGAATGCTTTTAGAGGATAAAAAACAAGACTGTTTCGATATCCTCCCTCTTGAGTTGGCACAATCGGTGTGACTCCGTGTACGTTTCGCCATGCTGGGTAGACTAACATTGAATTGTCTCTGCTGTCAACTGTTGCCCCGTAATCTGGTACGGTTGTGTTTCCCCCACGTGCGTTTTTTTTCTTTGCGATGATTACGTTAACGCAACCCTCTAAATTACCCGCATCCCGATGAAATGGGGCTGGAATGTTAAAGTTTGAGATGCTTGACGTAAATAATCTGCCAAATCGGAACTTTGGTGGTACTTTTTCATTTATAACAGCGAGTTGAGCGTCATAGATGCTTGGTGTAATTTCCTTTATCAAGTCTTCAGATTCCTTACAAGCCAATAGCATTGCTTTGATGAAGGTTTGAGCCGATTTGATGTTGTGGACGCCTGAGATCATCGGATACGGGCGCTTCATATGCGGTTTAGGGGGGCAAGAACCGATAATGGTGCTGTATTGGTTTACTTCGTTTGCTGGGTTAGCCATCCCGCTAGAACGCCTCATTTCGGTTTTGGGTACTCTGTCGCTGAGTAGCTCTGCGTTTGCTACGTCCACCAGCTGTTTGAGCTTTCCCTTGATTTCTTTGATGTAAAAGCCTACGGGTTCACCGTCTGCGTAAAAAATGCTGTCTTCCGTGACATTTGGCTCGATATGACCACAAACATCCCCGATTTTGACGTTGTGTTCGATCTTTATAAGGTCTACACGCTTCATGCTATTTCCTTAAGATACTTTTTGTCGTAATTAGATTTTCTAAAATCCCACAATACGCTCCAATCTACGCCTTGAGGAATGTTTTGGCTCATTTTCTCAATTTCTTCCCTATTACGGTCTATGTAGTAGCCGACAAAACGCTTACCCAGCTTTGCCTTTTTGTAAGCGCATAAGGTTGTCTCGATCGCAAATAGGTTTTTGTGGTTGATAGGCATCTTTTCCACTTCGTCAATTATCTTCAATAGTCCCGTGTTTAGGTCTTGATAATCGTCTTTTGTTAACTTTTTGTCTACAACGTGCGTGAATAAGTCTTTTCGGTCTAATGCTAGTGCTAACCCGTTGCGACAGCTCTCAGCGTTCTTTAGATCAAGGTCAATCGGCATCATTTTGCAGTTAGTAAGCACCGATACCATTTCTAGGTAAATAAACATGGTGAACCGCCCAAAGGAAAACACCTCAGACATTGTTTCTAGCGCATTGACATAGGTAGCCTTGGGATCGTTGCGTTTGAACGCACTAAAGTGTTCCTCTTGATTTCTCCTCACAATTTGACGATATGAAATGAACGATTGAACAAACTGGTCGTTGCTTCGCACTCGTTGCCTGTCGGTTTGAAACAATAAGCGTGTTTTGTTTGCTTTCCACCATCTTTCAAGCCTGTCAATGTTTACAGTATTGTAGTCAGGAAATTCGTTGTATATGTAATAGACGGTTGGGGCGCAGTAACAAGTGCCGAATAGGAATGCTAACCAGTAGCGCTGTTCCATGTTTAGTTCAAATCTGTTGGCAACGTACTGTAAACAATCGTTTTGGGGATCAATATCTCCCGCTAGTGAGGATTGACGGTGATAACTGAGGTATTCAGTCAAGCCATCCATTTATAGACCTCATTAGCTGTCAGCGGTATCGGTCTAAGCAGACTTCTAATCATTATGTCGGCTGTTGACGCTACATACAAAGAATCGTGTTTGACAGCCCAATAAGCGGGTCTGTGTTCGTTTCTGAATGCCGTGATTTCATCGCCTTTGAGGAATAGACCAGCAAACGTTATGTTGTCGTCCAATAAGCGCATTCTGTCTTTAGATTGAAGCATAATCTCGCCATCGTTGTCGCTTTCCATTACGATGTTGTAATCTTTCTCCATTTCGGCTTTTGTTCTCATGTCAATCGTGCCGTTGAATGCCATGTATTCGTTTTTGAACTTAATCGGCTGATTGTTAGCGTGATCTTTGTAATCCCCGCTGGTGGAGTACCGACAATGTCCAATAAGCAAATTGGGCGCATCTATATGGCTGATAAGTGCTTTTAGGTTGTGTTCCTTGACCGCAGTAATGCCGTTTTTGTCTTTAGCCGCAAACCCGTATGCGTGTTTACCTCTAATTTTTGATTCAAGAAACAAACGTTTCAGCGTTTTGATCGCCTCATCACTAGGGTTTTTACTAACAAAGCCTATGATCGCACACATATTTTCTTAATTTGTTTGTACACATCATCAACAGACTGATTGTTGTCTATGATATGAACTTGAAAGTTGTATTCGTCTATCCACATTTTTAATTTGCGAATAAATGAATGATGAGTTTTGTATTTTTGAATGTTGTAGCTATTAGCGCCCCTTGCTAGTGTCCTTGCTTCAACTTCTTTGGGGAAAGTGTGCATAACTATGATATGAAGCTCTGTTGCTAGGGATAAACGCTTGAGCATTGGCTCGGTCTGAAAAATGCAACCGTGTATAAACATATCGGTTTTGCTTGTTTTTACCTCTTTCATCAGGGTTTGGACATTTGGGACAGCGTCCAAGCCTGGTTTGCCGCCTATAAAGTTGAAAATAGGGTGTTCTGCTTCTAGCTTGTTAGCTTGAGTTGTCTTACCGCATCCGTGATAGCCAACCAAGTAATAGCATTTCATGCCTTGTTTTTCTCTTTCCGCAGAAAATCCATAATCATGTAGCCAACATAAGCGTGTTGCTCACGCCAGTATTTCACCAGC